CTCTGTCATTATCAAAAGTCCAAGTTGTTATTCTTGGTGCATTATTAGGCGTGAAATGTTTAAAATCAAACACATAAGTAATGTTTTTATCAACAAATGACATTATGTAAATACCTTCGTTTTCTACATAAACACTTTTAACATTTGAACTTTGTCCAATATTTCTAATTAAAGTATCTTTAATGTTTACACTTAAATCAGTTAAAGGTAGTTTATCTTTTTCAGTTGTTCTTCCTAGCGACCTTAGACCTGTGTTAGATAAAAATACAAGATCATCACCTATAGCTTGAACTGTATCTCTTGACACAAGACCAACACCTCTAATAACTTCATTTAATTGTAATTTAGTAACATCATCTGGTCTATCATATATAACAATATTATTTTTACCAAATATAACTAATTTGCCATAAAAAGGTGCAATAGCAATAACATCATCAATACCCCAAATTTTAGACAAATCTATTAAACCTGCATCTCCACCTGTCCAATCATCACCATCTAGCAAGTTTGAATAATAAACAACATCTGGCGATTCTGCTACTCCCCCTGCCCATATTCTTCCGTAATAACCCATTCCACAAGTAGGTTTAAATTGATTAGAAGAAACAGTTGATGGTTTGGTTGCATGTGCTGTCCACCTAGAACCAGAACTTAGACTACCATCGTATCTTTGTGGTTCTATACCAGCATGAAAACAATGCAATCTGTTATTGAAATTTACAAATTGCCAGTTACCAGAACTACCTGATACAGTATGTTTAACATCAGCACCACTACTAGGAAAAGCATCAGCTGGATCTGTAAAATCTACTACATAAATACTTGTGCCATAACTAACAACAATTTTATTTGTACCTTGATCGTCATGCTCATGTATAGATGCTATAGCTGTGCCTGATGGTGCTACTTTTTGCTTCAAGCCTTTTCTAAAAGCAATACGACCAGACTCTCTGATTACTACATTTTCAGCTTTAACTAAATAAGATAAATCTAAAGAAGCAGGGTTACTTTGTGTATTTAACCCATTTAACCCAATATCAGTTAAAGATTGATATGATATTTGTTTTGCCATTATCTAAAATTTAATCCTGTTGCGTATTGACTACTATGATTTTCATTTACAAACCAATCTGATTCGTATTTAGTATTACCACTATCTAATATTATTGCTTGTTTAAGTGCTTCATTAGCTTCTTGAGCCATTAAACTAGATTGCGTTCCACCATCTTCACCTCTTTCTGCTATTGCCCTGGCCCATGCTCCTAATATAACTGGTTGAGCAGGAACTTTAAGTACAGTTGTTGCATCTGTAAGTTTGTCTTGGTATTTAACTATATCAAAAGAAATAGTGTGTGCTTCAGTAGGTATTGGCGATAAATCTACTTTTAAATTATTAGAACTATCACTACCATTAAAAGCATAATATAAAGGCTCACCAGTATCGTCTGTAGGGTACTTTATAGTGTTAATGTACTGTTTGCTTACTTGATGTAAATGAATGCCTGTATTGTTGTTTATTGCATCCATTATTTTTATCTCTTGACCAGATGATAAATTGTAGTTTTTTGTACTTGCTACTGTAGATATATTAACTGTTTCTCTAAGATTAAGCCAATCATGTCTTTCTTCAACACCTCTTTTAGCATCATTAATTAATGATCCTATAACTTTATGATAGGCAGATATATTAGCACTATCATTAATTGCACCTGACCAATCTGTCGCAATTGTATCTTCACGCAATCTTATTAATACTTCATTAATCAATTCTCTATAAGTCATAACCTATCCTTTAATTATTTTTCCCCATACTGAACATCTGCCATCTACAATATCTACTACTTCAACTTGAAAATTTCCATTGTCAAAAAAAGTAACAACTCCAAATGCATGATTCCAGTTATGTAGTCTGCCTTTTAACCATGTATTGTTTTCTGCTGACATATCTTTTAAACAACCCATTGACCAAGCACTTATATTTCCGTCTAACAATCTTGTTGATGAAAACCTTGAAACATCATGTGTATGTCCGTACATAATGTTTGTACCGTATCTTTCCAAATGTGTTTTAGCATGTGTAGTTGTTGTATAAGCACCATGTACAAAAGACAACTTACCAATAGTTAAAACTTCATTGTATTTACGATACTCATAACCCCTGTCATCCCATTTACAAGCATTTCTAAATAAATATTTATCAAGATATGGGTTTTCTTCTACAAAGGCATCTAGCCACTCATCATGATTACCTGCAAGTATATGTCTAGTATTGCATTTAATCTTGTCTAACACCCTGTCAAACCTGTCTATTTGCTTATTTACAGCTTTAACTTCTTTGTCTATCTCTGGTAGTTGGTATTCTAATGGTGGTCTTTTTTGCCTCTTGTATCTATGACCCGATACAGAATTCCATTCTCCAACATCGCCCAGATTTATAAATATGTCTGGCTTAATAACTTCTATCGCCTTTAGTACAACTTTGACCGCACTTTCATCATGTATCGGAAAGTGTTGATCGGGTATAACAATCGCCCTTTTCATTTTTACCTACCTTTTGCTAGTTGCGCTCCAAAGTAGAATTCGATTATCATTGTTGCCCATCCAAATATTTCATCAAACTTCAACATCCCTTCTACACTAACATATTCTATCACATCGGGAGTAAGCTGAAATCCTAGAAAATCAAAACCTTCTGTTACTGTAGGGATTACTGTTGGTATATCCCAAAATACAGGTGCTACTTGTGTAAATATAACTAAAGCCAGTATAGTTAAAATAATAATTCTTCGATTCATAGCAGCCATTGGACTTTCCTTGTCTGCTCGATCTCTAGCTTGGTTTATAGAATCATTCCTAACTTGTAGGTTCTGAATCATTAATTTTTGTTGTTCTTGTGCTGCTTGACTTTTAAGTGCAAACAACTTAGCTACAAAACCTAATGCTATTGGTGCTACATTAGTTAAAAATCCAATCATGCGACTAACCTCAATACATTAAAAATTCCTACTTCAGAAGCTAAGAAGTAAGCAAAACCACCTAACAAGAAATATCTAATTTGATTAAGCATATTAAATATCTTTTGTATTTTGGTATTGGTGTCATCAATCTTGCTAAACAACTTTGCAATCTGCCCAGAGTGTTTATCTAATTGCATCTGAAATCTATTCTCATCCATTATCTTTTTTTCGGTTTTTTCCCATATCCCATAATATCTCCTAGTTTGCTAGTGGGTTATCTAAAGACTCTTGTATTCTTTTATTCATATCTACTTTTGTTTGCTCTACCTTAATTTCAAAACGATCTAATTTAGTGTCGTAGTTTGTAAGTTTCGTGTCTACAGACTGTAATTTAGTATCTACCTTTGACTCTAAGTTCCATTGACTGTTACGCAAATCAGTCATATCTTTTTTTAATTCAATTTTTATAGCATTAGCATGTTCTTCTATTCTTATCACATCGCTAGAAGTCTTTGCCATCTGTCCAGCTATTGCATCTAAGTCTAAATTTGCGATTCCTTCGACTTTTTGATATAACAGGAACCCTCCATAGAGTGAACCAACAATCGTTGAAATTAGAGCAAATGCTGCGACCAAACTGGTATATGTAAACTTTAATCCCAGAAATTTTAGTCTTTTATCAACTAAACCTTCAACTTGTGCAACCTTTTTTCCTAGATCAGCCATTAGTTATTAAAGTCACCATTTTGTTGCATTAATTTTAAATATTCAATTTCTTGCTTTAATCGTTCTACTTCTAATCTTCTTCGTTGTAATTCAAGTTGGTAAAGCGTATTACAATTAATTCTTTCACTTGGGCCATCTAACGGAATAATGATCCTGGCATACAAACCTATATCTTTAGATTGTGGGTCTTTACCTTCTTTGCCAATAATAGGAGTAACTGCGTTATTTATTACTCCTGTCATGCCAATCTCAAAATTAGTAGAGCCACCTATACTATTTTTACAATCTAAGTCACCTGCTCTAATACTATCTGTGCCACTTGCTATTGCAGAACTAGGCAAAGAAAAACTTATTGAACTACTGTCTGCTATTACCTGTGAACTTAGTAATAATAAAACTAACCACCGTTTCACTTAAACCTCGAACAAATCTTAGACTCTACGATTGGCTTAAAGTCATCATTGCCTCTAAGTTTTGATGTTGAACAAATGTATGTAGCTTGTTTTACATTTGCATCATTAACATAAACATCAAACTTAACAGAACTTAAATAATTTATTTTAATAATTTTGTATCTAGTAACAAACGGTATTGGATTCCATTCTTTGTCAAACACTCCAATCTGATACCATTGCACATCGGATCTTTTATTAAACACTTTCATTGTGGTCATTTTAGCACTTGGTATAAACGACATTTTCCACTTTGGGTAAGTGGGTGTCATATCATGTGCTATTACACTACCACATAGGAACAACCACAGTATTACTGAGCGATACATTCTGCTACTACAACTGCCGAATATGAACCACCAGGAAATGCCTTTTGTTGTCCACCACCATAAGTAGCAACTGAAGTAACACTAAACCAAGTTGTTCCTGCATGTGCTAAAGCGTAAGTTCTCATTGCTCCACCATTTGACAAGGTACTGGCTGCTTGATAACCAGACATATCAGAAGAAGATGTTTGGTCTACTGCTACTGCTCCTGTCCATACAACTGTGTCACCTAAACTTGGACTTGAACTAAAAGATGTAGGATAACTTATCTGTGCTTTGTAAGCATTAGCTAGAGATGTATCTACACGAACAATAGGTACTTGACCATTACTTGCAGGTAAAGTAGTAAGTGTATAAGCATTAGGGTTTCCGTAATAACCAACAGTATCAGTATTAACTGTACATCTCGATTCAACAGTTCCATTAATATTTGTATTAGCTTCTACTTTTTTTGCAAACATAGAACAGCCAGTAAGTACAAGAACTAAACTAATTGCTAATAATTTATTCATTTGTATTGATCTCCTATCATTTCATTCATTAATTTATCTTGACCTAAACTTCTTAACGCTTTTTTATTGTCTACTATTTTACCACCTTGTAACGCTGTAGAATCACGATACATCCCACCTTGGATCTCTGCTACATAATAAGAGTTAATATTTGTAGCTTTATTAATTTGTTTTAAGATAGATGCTTGTGATGCTGTGTTAGCTATAGTTAAGGCATTTTCTGTGGCTGCCATTGCTATTTCTAATCGTTCTCTTTCTTCATCTTCTTCTTCTGTTTCTCTTTTTTCTTCCTTTTTATCCAAAAGGTTGTCATCCACCTTTTCTGTCGCATCATTAACAATTTCATCTTCTAAAACATTATATATTTCTATCTTAGGTATAACTGGCAATGGTGGTATGTAGTTAGGGCAACTTTCATCATTCTGTGCGTTTCTACATAAATCCCATCTGTACATATAGAGTATAGTTACATCCTCCACACTACCTGTACCTGTACTTCTGATCCTGCCATCACCAAACTGTTCTATTGGTGTGTAAGGCAAAGGTATAACATTCTGTACTTTTCCACCATGTTTACCAGACCAATCTTCTGTGTCTTGAAAAACATAACCACCACCAATCTTGTCATTCTCTATTGTAACTGTAAAGTCATCTACTACATTTTTAACTGTTGTGTAGTTGTAAAGCACACCACTTATATCTAAACCTTCTTCTGCACTTACACCCAAAGTGCCTGTATTCATTTTCCAAGTATTGCCATATAAAGCAGCATTACTGGTGTAACCAAATTCGTAACTAAAAGAATATAAAGGCAGCAGCAACAGTACCCATAATGCTAAGAGCTTTATCACGCTTTTCTGCAACACTAATTTCATTCTTCTCCTCTGGCATTGGTATCTCATCTGTCTTGACTGCCCATGCTCTCTTAGCCTCATCACCGATCAAACCATCTATAGGGCAAGGTGTTCCTGCTGACATCATTGCAGACCATACATCTGGATCTTGGCACATTACACTAACTGCTGCTACTTTCATTCCAAACATATACAACTTTTGTGCTTTCTTTAGTCTTAGGCAGTTTTCTTCTGTGTATGTCGTACCTACTGATAAACCTAAAATCTGTGTCTGTACTGAACCACTAGAACTAATTGTACATAAATCACTATTGTTACCACTACCAAACTGAGGCGATATAGCACTA